AACATCGCGTTCCACGACTGGTGGAGTTCATCAACGAGGTCGAAATTTCTGGCTTTCCAAGCCAAGCTCACGCCTTTGTCGACCTCAGCCAGAAAGTCAGAAAGCTGCTTCTGGAGATTGCCGATGCCGCGACCAAAGCCGATGTCGAGCAGCTGATTAATAGCTGCCATGTTCTTTTCTAGCTCGCGGCGAGCCTGCTTAACTTTGTTCCGCGCGCCGAGAAGGCCGCCTATAAGGCCGCCGATCGCTCCGACCACCGCTCCAATCACCGGAAGGCCGATAGCCGCACCAGCGCCAAAGCCTTGCAGAGCGCCGCCGAGTGCGCCCATTCCCGGATTGGCCGCCTGATAGCCGGTCGAGAAGCCACCGAGGCCGGCGCCGAGAAGGCCCATCGCCCCTTGACCGACGCCGCCTGTTCCGCCGCTCTTCGCCGTCACCTCGCGCAACCCTTGCCACGCATCGAAGGTGCCTTCCGCCGATCCCTTCGCCGTCCCGACCGTTGCGCCCGACTTTACTGCATCGGGCAACCCTTGCATGGCGCTGTTGAACTTGGCGATGTACTGCGCGTTCGTATTGAAGCCGTCGCTGCGGGAGAGCGTCGAGGCGTTAGCCGGCTGGCCCGTGAACCAGACGGACACGGCGTCGGATACGTTTCCGAACTTGGCAAGCGCCTGCCCGAACTTGGTGTAGAACACCTGGTCTTGCAGACCCTTGTCGCCGAGGAACTGCTTGATCGAAGCTGCCGTGCCGGTGACTTCCCTCGTCCACGAGGCGATGTTCCCGCCCATGACCTGATAGGCGCCATAGGCCCGGTCGCCGGCATAGCGGCCGCTGCCGACGACAGGCCCCATTGCCCCGTAGTTTCCAGCATAGCTGCCGCTCTCGATCTTGCGGATGGCGGCGGCATAGGTCTGAAGCCCCGCGTCGATACCGCGCTCCAGCACCGGAACGACGGCCTGACCCATCGCCTTCCCGGCCGATATCGCCGACGTGTAGGACCCGACGCTACCGGCGAGGACGGAGCCGCGGCTATTGTCGTTGGCGACCTCACGGAGAACAGGAACGACCGCAGTACCAATCGCCTTGCCCATCACCTGCGCATTGGCTTTCGCCGCAGCGGTGTTGAGCGTGAAGCCCTTGCCACCCATCATATTGCTGATGCCTTCGACGAAATTGTCGAAGTTCATCGAAGCGAAGCGCTGGCCCAGCTGGACGATGCTCTCAAGCGCATCCTTGCCGCTGAACAGGTCTTGCAGGAAGTTCGATGCCGCGTCCTTCAGAGCGTCCTCAAGCTTGCGCGCCTCCTTCTCCATGTCGGAGAGATTGTTCCGCCCCTTCCGCGTCTCGCTGTTGAGATCACGAAGGCCCATGGCAGCGGCGGTGAACGTCTCGTCGATGCGCATTTCGACGGCCTTGCGCTGCATGTCGTCGAGCTGGCCGCCGAACTGCTCCAGTAGCGCCATAAGCTCATGCGCCTCGCGGCGCGCGGCCTCGCCGGGGAAATATTTCTCCAGCAAATTATCCGCGCGACCCTGGAATGCGTCGAACTGGCGCTTGAGTTCGGCGGCAGCGTCCTTGGCGTCCTTCGCTTCCTTCTTCAGATCACGTAGGCGATCCTCCATGTTCTTGACCGCCTGCTGCGAAACGTCATCGAAGAACGATCCTGCGAAATCAGTGTTGAACGCCTCGCCGGCCTTCTTGCCTGCTTCGGTGAAGGCTTTTTCAACATCGCTGGCGGCTTGCCCGAAGCGATCCTTGATCGCATCGGCCGTCGCGGCGGCCTCGCCCTTCCAAGGGTTGGTAATCTCGCCGAAATCGACATCGGAAAGCGCTTTGATCCCATCCGCGCCAAGCGCCGTCAAAGCTATATTCGCCGTCTCGATCAACTTGTTGACGAGGCCGATCGCCTCGTTGATCATCGTCTCGGTGCCGTCGACCACAGCCTGCGCAGTCTGAATGGTCAGATCACCCATGATCTGCGGAAGATTGTTCCACACCGTCTTGATGATGTCGTAGGCCGCCTGCCAGCCGATGACGATGGCTTGCGCGCCGGCTCCAACGAGTTGAGCCTGCGATACGACGGTCGCGACTATGAAATTGAACGCATCGGCCGTGTACTCTTTCACCGCCTCCCATGCCGCCTCGAAGTACGGCGCAATGGCCGTGATCGCTGGCTCAAGCTCGTCGTAGATGTAGCCGCCGATGACTTGGAACACTGCCTTGAAGGTGTCGCCGAACGAGACGGCCTGACCTGTCGCATCCTGAATGGCCTGCTGGAGGCCGAAGAAGCCGGCAGCAGCAACGACGGCCAAGGCGGCAAGCGGACCGATCTTTGTTACGATGCCACCGAGAATGGTGCCGAGGTCTTTGAAGGCCGCGTTGACGCCGCCATTGCCAGCATAAATCTGTGCGATCTGCGGACCCTGTTGCATGAGCAGCATAGCCGGGTTCTGCCCAAGCGCGGCCATCTGGCCCACGTCCATGAGCTGATAGCCAAGGTTCTGCCGGCGGAAGCGCGAGCTGTTGTCGTTTGCCGCCTGTGCAGCCTTGGCGGCTGCGCTGTTGCGCACCAGGGCGGCAGTATTCAGGTCGATCTGGCCCGTCTCAACGTTTAGATTATGGTTGACCTGGGCAACGACGCCGGCCAACCGGACGTGACCGTTTGCCGCCAACTCTGCGGCGTTGCCGGCAAACGCGAGCTTCTGCGTCATGCCGGCTATCAGCGCCTCCGCCTGCGCCAGACTGATCTGACCTGTCTCCAACGCCATGTTGATGCGGCGCAGGCCCTGTTCGTACTTCACTTGGTTGGCAAAGCCCTGGACATACTGCATCGACAGGCGATGGATGCCGTTTCCGGCCTGACTGACCTTGGTGTCGGTCTGCTGAACCGTCTGCCCAAGGCCGGTCACGGCCGCACCGGCGCGCGCACTCGACTGTTCGAGCGAACGCGCGCCGGCCGTGTAGCCGGCAGCATCCATATCGGCGCTGACGCGCAGAGCGCTGAGTTTGACGGTCATTGGACTTTCAAGGGAAGGTTGTTATCGTGAGGCGGCGAGGGACGGGATCATGAGACGATCGATTGTTCTTGGGTGTTTTGCACTGGCTGGATGTGTTTCCGCCCAGCCCGGCGCCGAGAAAGTCATCCTGACGAGCAACGCCGGGCTGGTTGCGGGGTGCAGACTTATAGGTCAGGAGACGGTAAGTGCACCAATCATGCTCGACGTGGCATCGGCTCAGAAGGACGCTACGACAAATCTTCGGAACCTGGCGATCAAGAAGGGCGGGACGCACGTCATCACGACCGGCCCCAGCGGCTTTTCCTACGGTGTCGGCGTGATGCAGACCGGCGACATCTACCGGTGCTGATCACCGCTTCCGCTTCGCCTCTTCCCGCGCCCGCTCTTCCTTCGCCTTCTCCGTCACCCATGCCAGCCACTCGTCGTCGATGGCGCGGAAGAGGGTGAAGAATTCGTCGAAATCCTGCCCGACGATGCCGTAGCGGGCGGCATAGGCGTTGATCGCGGCAAAGGTCACCGGCATTTCGCCGCCCATGGCGAGATAGGGCCGGTCGTAGCGCAGGGTTTCCCAAGCCTGCCAGAGCGGAGCATGCCAGTCTTCGGGCTCCGCATCCTCTGGCATCTCGGCAAGGTCAGTGTCGGGAATCTCGCCGGGAAATTCCTCCGCGAGCTTGCTCAGCCAGTCGGCTTGCTTTTGTCCGTCGAGGCGCCAGCGGAGCTGGGCCCGGACTTTTTTCCCGCATCCTCCACGAACTCCGCGTCGCTCTGGCCGATCAGGGAAGCGCAGTAAAGCACCGCGTTTATGACCTCGCGATAGGCCCAATCCGACATCACCTCTGTCGCTCGTTCGGATGAGTAGGCTTCGTCGAGGCCGCGCCAGTCATGCAGCACATGCCTCGCAAGGATCTTGCCGAGTTCCGTGGTGCGCACACTCTCCGGAATGTCGGTTCCCTTGAACGATTTCGCCAGCCGCTTGTTCATGGCGTTCCGCGCCGTGATGAAATCTGGCACCAGCAATGACGACACGTTGAACTCGACGCCTGGCCATTCGGGATAGGGAATCCAGTCGCCGGTCTTCTCGCGCTCAAGATCGACCTTGAGGGAGGAAAGCTTGATGGTCATGGAAGAAATCCTTTGTCGGAAGGGATGCGGCGACGTCCGACAACGCCGCCGCACTTACGCGCGTAACTCGTTCCGTGTCGGCGGAACTCTGGATCAGGCCTCGAAATACTCGACCCGGTCGATGACGCGATGCGCCGCCGTCAGCGTGTCCTTCGACGCCTGGAACGTCAGCGAGATCATCACATCCTGGTTCTTGCCGCCGGCCGATGGTGCGCCGCCGGTGAAGGTCACGCGCGGCAATGCGTCGATGACGGCCTGGCCGTCCTTCGCCGTGCGCAGGTTGATGCTGCCGGCGTCGCCCGCCAGCAGTTTCGCCAGCAGCGCATTCGAGCCGAAATAGGTTTCGAGCGTTCCCTCGACCTGGCATTCGCCGACACCGATATCGACCGCGCCGACATTGCCGACCGCCGTAATCGCCCGCAGATTATTGTTGTGCGTGATCTGCGCGCTGCGGACGAAGTTCGGAGAGGCGACGGCGGCGCCAGATTCGGAGATGCGTCCGACATTGACGTTGGCCGACATGATGCGATTGGTGGTCGGCGCGTCCGGCGTGCCGTCGAGGGACGTCGTGCCCTGCGAGCCGGCAAGGCCCTGCAGCGTGAACGAGCCCGTGATGATCTGCTCCGTGGTATAGCTCAGGTCGCCCTGCCCGACGATCATGCCGCGCTGCACGATATAGGTCGGAACAGTCTGTCCCATGAAGCCGCGCTCGATTGTCAGCGACGAGCGGGTCACGCCATTCCTGATCTGGTCGCCAAAGAAGACGCGGATGGTCTTCGAAGTGCCACTGTCAGTGGTCCAGCCGGACGGGAGATTGTCGAGAGGCAACTTCGTCGCCGTCGGCGTGGCCGAAATGCGCGCCCATGCATTGCCGCGTGCCGTCGCGCCAGCCGTCACCAGGAAAGCGAATGTGGTCCCGTCGGCGGTGCCACCGATCTTGACCCACTGGCCCGCGCGCAGGCCGAGCGTGGTGAAGTCGAGCGACGTCGAGCCGAGGCCATCGGCAAGCGCCGTGATGTCGCCGGAAGCGCCCTCGAAGCCGACGACCTTCATGCGGGCGGCGGCGGGCGGAGCGGATTCCGCCACGAAGTTCGCGCCGAGCATGGCAGGAACGGTCGCGCTGCCAGTCGTCACCTTGAACACACCGTTGTTGGCCGCGTTCGAGAAGCCGGTCTGCCGAACCAGATGCCCGGCCACGAAGGCGTCCCCAGTGGTCACGGTCACGACGTCGGTCGTGTCGGCAACGCCGGTGATCACGCTGTCCGCTGTCCCGTCATTGTCGCGCTGCGGCGTGTTCTGCCACGCATTGTACATGAGCGACTGAAGGAAATCGCTGAAAGGGCTGTTGTCGACCGGATAGCTCAGTTCGAAATTGATGCCGCCCTGGTTCTGCTCGTTGACCTTGATGGGGTCCGAGCTCATGCGGTCGTCGCGCAGTTCCTCCGAGTTCACGAACTGTGGCGAGTAAGACAGGCTCTCGCCGGTGATGCGTGCCGTGCGCATGCGCGGCGTCGGCGAAGGCGTCACGCCAAAAGTCTGCTCGCGGATGGTCGTCAGGCGAAGGCGGTTTGAATCGGTCATGTCATGTCTCCATGGCGAAAGGGCCGCCAGGCATGCGCTGGACGGTCGGGCAGGCGTTGAGGGTGAATGGTGGAGTTACTTCCTGGACTTCTTCTGCGGCGCTGCCGGCGTCGGTGCTTCGACCGCCTTCGGCCGATCGATAAACCCACGACGGGCCAGGTCGTCGAACGTGTGGGGCGTCAGGTCATCGGCTTCGGAAACCGGTTCTCCGGCCACCCAACGGCGACGGAACGTGTTGAACGAACGTGCGACGATAGCCATCAATCATCCCTTTCCCAGTCGATTGTCACCGTCATGCGGAAGAAGTTGCCGTCTTCGGCGCCGGGCTCGCCTGCCCCGATGGACATGCCGCGCGGGCGCACGCCTGCTTCCTCATTGCCGCGGAACAGATCCACGATCTGCTTGGCGTAGGTGCGGGCCTGCGCCGACCCCTTGCCGCGCGGTGCCAGCACATGCACATAGATCTGGCCGCTCTCGCGAAACAGGTTGCCATCCTGCGGGTCGGCGCCGATCGACGCCTGGTCGTAGAAATCGCCATAGACCTCGACCAGCAGGAAATAGGCCGGCGGATTCGGCAGCTTCCAGATCTCATTCTCGAAATAGATCGCCGTCGCGGTCCACTTGGCCCGCAGATAGCTTTCGATCCCGGCAAAGGCGGCGGCGCTCGACATGGTCAGCGATTCAGGTTGAGCACGACGGATGGATAGGTCAGCGCCTGGCCCGCGGCAATGTCCTTGCGTGGCGCCAGGAAGCTGCGGCCTGCGCGAAACGCGCTCGAACGGCTGGAGCGCGACGCAGACCGCAACGGTGATCCGCCTTTCAGGATGTACGGAATGGACGGATGAACACCGGTCGCGATGTTGAGAAACCGGGTCTCGGCGATCACGATCTCACCATAGCGGCTGTTGATCATGCGCTTCGTCCCGTCGAAGACGCGGCGGCGCGAGACGCCGAGGAGTCCAGCCTCCACCTTGCGGATATAAGGCTGGAAATTGGTGACGATGATCTCGGCATCGGCGGGGATGTCGTCGAAATCCGTCAGCATCCTGCCGCCGCTGATCACGATGAAGGAGGATGCGAACCGCCCGCTTTTGCGAGGGCTGCGCTTTTGCAGTTCGGCCAGCGCGAACAGGATCACCGGCTTCCACCAGACGAATTCGTAGAGGATCGGGCCGGGCGCACGGACGGCGGTCTCCGGAGCGCCCTCGATGCGATTGACATAGCGCCGGTAAGACGGGCTTCCCTCGCCTCGCTGGATGACGCGCTCCAGCTCCTCGCGCGCGAATTTCGCCAGCGCGGTGTTGATCCGGTCGGGCTCGACGTCCGCAATCGCAAGACGCAAGTCCCGGTCGAACGTCTCGAACTTCGCCATCAGCCACGCACCAGAAGCTCGATCCGGACGAGCGTGTTTGCGACCAGCTTACGCCGTACGAAATAGATGCTGAGAGTCCGGCCGCCGAACACGGCCCATTCATCCTCGAGAGGTTCTCCATACGCGCCGAGGCCGGTCGGCGAGAGCACGATCATGCTGTCGCCCTGCTTCGACGAGCCGACGAACTTTTCCGGCCGCAACGACGTCTGATATCCCTTCACCGTGACCGTCGCGCTTGGCGTCTGGTTGTCCCCGCGTTTCAGGACAAGCGTGGAGCCATGCAGGGACAGCTGCCGGTCGAGAGACCTGATCGCGGTGGACGGCGTCATACTGTCCATATCCTCAGCGTCGACAGCAGCCGGTCGCAGGAAGCCTCGACGACCTTGCCTGCCGTCTCGGACAGGGTGAATTCCTGCCGTCCGATATCCTCGACCTCGTCGGCGCGCAGATATAGGCTTTCCACACCCAGCGACTTCAGATGCTGCACCGACAGGATGATTGCCTGCCGCGCCTTCTCCGGCACAGGGCCGGTCTGCATGTCGCCGCCCGTGGCGCCGGCTGAGCCGTTGTAGCCCGCCTTGAAGCGCACCCGCACGGCGTCGTCGTATGAGCCTGTGGCAGGCCAGCTTTCGCCGGGCCTGAGCATCAGCGAGGTCTCGTTCACGCGATACACGCCTGCATCGAGCGTCTGCTCGACGCCGACAGCATCGAGATACTTGACCGATTCCACCTTGATCAGCGGCGGATAAGGGAGGCGGATTACGCCGCGACAGGCGATCTCCGAAAAGCAGCCCGCGACGATCTCCAGCGTCTGCGGGCCGAGCGCGCGTCCGAGCCATCCTCCCGGCCCGTCGATATCCTCCGTCACCGCCTGGATCATGGCGGTGACGGCGGCATCCGACGAAGAATGACTGCCGGCGATCGCCGACGGCGTCACGATCGCGGCGGGTGGCGTGATAACCCGGACGCGCATGATGGTCAGTTCGCTGCTGACGCCAAACCGAGAACCGTCGCACCCTGCGCGGACGGTTTCGAGCGGGGCCTGAGAACGGCAATAACGGAGCCGAAGGCGATATTCGCGGTGGCGGACACGCGCACGGCCTGAACATAACGCTTCGCCGGACGGAACACTTCCGAAACGAGGGCCTTGTCGTTGATGTCGTCGTTTGTGGCGCAGGTGGCAGATACCGAAGTTCCGGTGACTTCCGCCATGCTGGTGTCGCTATCGGCGTCGTTTTGCTCGATTTTCAGGGTTGCCACGCCGGTAGCGACGCTATCGGTAACGACGGCGACGAACGATACGGACTCGTAGTCGATCATGTCGATGCGTGAGGAATTGCTGTCGGTGTTGTTGGCAGCAGCGACAGGAGCGCCGACCACGCGGTATTCGAGATTATCGGATAGCTTGTGCATCTCCGCAGTTCCTTCTGAGATTGGTTTCTGGCAGGAGGCCGGCATCTTCGGTGCCGGCCATGGCGCGTGCGAAAGATCAGTCGCCGAACTTGAGGAACTTCAGCGATTCGAAATTGATCGCCGCGCCGCCGACGCGCTTCGTCGTGTAGAAGCCGACATAGGGCTTGTTGGTGAGCGCGTCGCGCAACACACGGATGCCGATGCGATCGACGATCTGGTATGTCTCGCGGAAGTCTCCAAAGCCGATCGAGAGGCTGTCAGCGGCGACCGCAGGCATATCCTCGCCCTCGACAACGTTGAAGCCGAGGATGGTGCCACCGGAGAGCGCGGAGAGGGATGGCTGCCAGGCATAATTGCCCTGACCGTCCTTCAGCTTGCGCACGGCGCCGACCGTCGCCCTCGACGCCATGAAGTTCGCGTTCTGGCGATACTGCGCCTTGAGCGAATAGACGAGGTCGATCAGCTTGTCGGTGCCGTTCGTGGTCGTGCCGAAGCTGCCATCGGTGCCGGTGAGAATGTGCTGGAAAGTGCCCCAGGCTCGGCTCGCATCGGCGGTGGCGGCCGTCGGATAGGACAGGATGCCGCGCGGCTTCAGAATGCCGTCGCCGGTGAGAAAAGCGGCATTCTCGGTACGGGCGAACTTGTCGGACGTCTTGTCCGCCAGCCAGCCCTCGATATCGAACATCGAATCGTCGAGCAGCTTCTGCGTGACCTGCGGAAACGCATATAGCTCATGCACCGGAATCTCCCACTTGCCGAGCTGCGGCGTTGCCGTCGCCGCTCGCGCCTGCGTTTCTCCGACCCAGCCGGCGACGCCCTCACCCAGATCGTTGAAGCCTTCGAGCCGGTCGGTGCCGATCGTGACAACCGACGCGACCTGCCGCATCGGCGTGGTTTCGTAGACACGCTTCACCATGCGGCCGGAAACGTCGGGGACGACGGTATATCCGCCGTCCGGATCGGAGCCGACCGACATGGCCTTGCGCTCTTCAGCGGTCAGGCGTTCGCCTTTGCGCATGTAAGCCACGAAGCCGGCCTTGTAGGCGCGATAGCCCTCAAGATCGATCTGCTCGCCGCGCTCTGCCGAGAAAGTGGCCGCAGCCTTGCGTTCTTCCTTGTCGGCATCGCCGCCGCCGCCCAACGCGACACGGTTCAGCTTCGTCTCGATTTCGTCGGCGCGCTTCTTCGCCTCGTCCTGAAGCTTGTCCAGAGCGGCGTTCAGCTTCTCGACCTTTTCGGAGGTCACGGTGTCCGCGCTGCCGAGCTTCTTGATCTCGGCCTGCATTTCGTCATTGGCCTTTTTGAAGGCGTCAAAGGTAGCGCCCTGCTCTTCGAGCAGTTTCTTCAGTTCCGGGTCCATATGGACCTCCTCTATTGCGGTGAACGGGAGAGTGTTGCAATGTTGCGGCGGATCAGCGCCGCGATGTCAGCATTGGCCTCATCCCGAGGGTCCGCAGCCTTGAAGCCGCCGGCCGCGATTGCCTTGGCGGCGGCATGCGAGAAGCCGCCTGCATCCCGCAGGAACTCCTCGAATTCACGTATGGTCCTGATTCCGGCCGACTTCACCTGCGCCACGCGGGCGGCGCTGTTGGCCGGCATCTGGACAACCGAAACCTCGAAAAGATCGATCTTCTTCAGCGTCCGGCGCGGCTCGGTCGGTTTTGTGCCGAGTTCGAATTCCTTGGCCCGGTAACCGATGCTCAGGCCGTCGAGCACGCGCTCGCGCATGGCGGAGTGGATGACCTTGCCCCGCTCCGTATCGAGCGCGATCAGCTTTCCCTCGACGGCGAGCCCGGTATCGTCCTCCTCCATCGACGTCCACTTGCCGATGGCGAGCCCGTCCATATCCCCCATCCCCCAGCCGCCATGCTGGACGAGCATGGGCGGCAGGCGCTTTTGCTTTTTCCACTCCTTCAGCGTTTCCCGAAACGCCCCTTTCAGGATGACGTCGCCATAGGCATCGACATTGCCGAACACCGCGCCGTAGCCGGAAAATGTGCCGATCGCGGTATCGCCGTCAGCGAACTTCACTTCCAGCGGTGCGAAGAAGAGGTCCTGCTTCATGCTGGTTTCTCCGAAGGATTGGCGGGCTTCGCGATGGGCTGAGGCAACTTGTCGGCTTCCGGCTCGGCGCTCAGTTCCATCTCTTCAAGGCCTCGGACATCGTTCTGCGTCAGCCAGCCCTTCGAGCCGCCGGAACCGAGCCCTTTCGCGTAGTATTCTGCTCGATCCTTCGCGGCGCCGCGCATGAGGGCATTGGGATTAAGCTTGGTGTAGAAGCCGTCGCGCCGCTGGTCATCAGTGAGCAGGTTGACGTCGGCAGACTGCTCGGCACGTTGATACCAGGGCATCAGCGTATGAACGACGTGCGCGAGAAAGAACTGCTCGGCGCTGGCGAATGTCGGAGTCTGGTCTCCGGCATGGCCGACCATCTGAGGGAATACCCGGAACTCGCGACAGATCTCCTCTATCTGGTGTTTGCGCGTTTCGAGGAGCTGCTGATCGACGCTGGAGGCGTTGAGCGCATGGAACTTCGAGGCGCGGTCGACAATCAGCGGTTTTCCCGACCGGTCGCCGCCGACCTGATGACGGTCAAGCCATTTCGACAATTGATCGTATTGATCGGCAGCCAGATTGCCCTCGACCGAGAGAATTCCTGACGAGCGCGCTCCGTTCTTCTGGAATTCGGCCTGTCCCTGCTCCAATGTCGACGACAGCCCGATCGCGTTGCGCGCCAGCTTCACGGCATCCAGACCGAGCCACGAGTTCCACGACGGACCGCGCAGATGCCAGATCGCATCCGCAGCGAAGAGCTTCTGCTCTCCGGTCAGCGCCGACGTGACACGGTACTCCAGCGACATATCGCGATTCTGCTTGACATCGACCTGCTTCGGCTCGATCGGGATCAGCTCTGTGATCTCCCGATCCGGCCCGACGCGATTGACGAACACATAGGCGTTGCCGGTCAGGATGACGTGGAACATCAATGTTTCGCGAAACTCGAAGCTGGTCTGCCATGCGTTCGGCCGACGATAGAGAAGGTTGTCGAGTCCCCCGGAAACAATCCGCTTCCGGCCATCCTTCTCCTGATAGACATGCCACGGGACCTGTGCGACGCCCTCGGAAATCACGCGGCAGCAGGCCAGCACGGTCGACACTTCCAGAGCCGCCTGCGTCGTCACGATCACTCCGGACGACGCTTCGCGCCCCGTCCCGAAATTCAGCCGATGCAACTCGCCCAGCGTAGCGCTCTTCTGCTCGCCTCCGAATAGTCTCGTCCAGAAGCCCATACGATCCTAGTCCTATGCCGCTTCCCAGAAGGACACGCCGCGAGCCGCGGGATTCCAGCTCATCAGGATGGCGGCGCAGAACGACGCGATCAGCGGGTCGATCTTGGCGCGGCCCGAGACCTGCTTCGTGATCATGGCGCTGTTGCCCTTCATCTCGACCTTGGCGTTGCCCATGACCCAGTTCATCAGTCCGAGGCCGGAATGCGACACGGTGCCATCGCTTAGTTTCCGTTCGAGTCCCCACAGGGCGGGCGCGAGAGCCGGACCTTGTGCGAGGCGCCGGAACATCGGCTCCGTTATGCCGCGGGACGCCAGTTCCTCAACGATCGTGCCGATATTGTTCGGATCGAAGCCGACGGCGTTCTTGTCAGGAAGCAGGCCGGCTCCCAGCACCTGCTGCACGAAATCGGCCATGCGGGCGACGTCGTCAGGCACCTCGCAGAAGGTGAGCGATCCTTCCGCCTCGAAATCCAGCAGCTTCGCCGCGATGTCCTTCCGGATTTCCAGCACTTTCGGATGCGCGAAGGCATGGTTCCACACCAGCCATTGCCGCGTTCCCATCTCGCGCCCGATTACCGCCAGGCCGAGGAGATCGTCGAGCCCGCCGCCGTCGATGCCGACCGTCGCCACCTCCGACCGCTTGATCAGCTCCTCCAGCGACAGTGTACTGTCTGCCCGATCCGGCCAGTAATCCGCGCCGCGCCAGCTGTCGCTTCCGATGCCTACGCCGATTTCGATGTTGAGATGCTGACTCGTCCAGATCAGTTCGGCTTCCTTGGTCGCCTTGCCGTTGTTTTCGTAGTCGTCGGCGAGGCGCTGCGGATCGATCGAGCGATTGTTGTTCGGCAGGATAAGAGGCCAGTTGCGCTGGTCGCGCCAGAACTCCTCGTTGCGCTGCAGCTTCTCGGGAAACTCGTAGAGCACCGGCAACAGGATGGGATTCGAGCCGCCGACGCCGTCGCGGATCTGGCGCGCCTTCTTCAGTTCCGTGCGCCATATGCCGGCAGGCTGCTCATCCGACTGCGTCGTGATCATCAGCAGTTGGCCGCCCTGCTTCGTGATGCCGCCGCCGCGAATCTGCTGCATGACGGCGGCGGCTTTCGCCTTCTTGCCGAGTTCGTGCAGTTCGTCGACGATCGTCAGGATCGGAATCTCGCCCGTGACGATCGCGGTGTCGAAGGTCTTCACATCCAGCTTCGTGCCGGTTTTTCTCCGTGTGATGCACTTGATGTGATCCTGCACCCTGAAGATGGCATCGAGGCGTGGATCGAGCCGGATCATGCCTTGCGCCTGGTCGAATCCGCGTTCGGAGATGTTCTGGCTCGGGGCCACGATCAGCATCTGCCGGTTCGGCGCCTCTTCAAGGAAGAGGGCTGTCAGGCCGAGCGCGGCGACATAAGTCGTCTTCGAGTTCTTCTTCGGCACCATGCACAACAGTTCCCAGACGAGCCGCTGTCTGGTGTCCGGATCCTCGCTTGCGAGGAACGCGCACAGGATTTCCCGGAACCAGTCGCCGCAGGCTTCCGCGAGCGGAGGATTGCCAGGGACGTCCGGCAGCCGCAGCCGGTTGAAGAACGCGAGCGCCCGGGCGGCCTTTTCCTCGTTGAGCGGAACCTCCGCCATGGGCGTCTGGCCGGCTTGAAGTCGCTCCCACCAGTCCGGGCAGGCGAAGCGAGGAAGGGCGTCAGTGGGTGACATTCTGCGCTGCTTCGGCTTCCAGCTCGGCCATCAGGTCTGCGTCGGCGGCCATGGCGCGCTGTTCGTCTATCGCCTTCTTGCCCGGTCGTTCGGCAGGACGGGACGGCTCGCTCGGCTTGGCCGCCATCTGGCGCTCGATCTCCATGCGGTCGTTGCGCTCCAGCATTTTGCTGAGTTCCTTCAGCGCCCCGACATTGCCGTCGTTCGCGAGGTCCATGACGATCTCGAAGCGGCGCGCTTCGAGCCGGTCGCGCATCTCGTCGCGCTTTTTCAGCTCGGCTCTAAAATACCGCTTCACGGTCGCCAGCGAGATGCCGACGCCATTCGCTATCCGCGCCGTGCTCCATCCCAGCGCCAGCAACAGCTTGATCTTGTTGCGATCCCGGTCGGTCGGCTCATACGGAGGGCGGCCCCGCTGCCCGTGCCGTTCACGAACAGGATGGCCGAAGAGGTCGAAATTCTCGGATGCCATGACAAAAAATCCGCGAATGAG